TAATTAAAATTGGCACACTAACTGAAGGCAAAAGCAATGAAGCATCTAAAAAGAAGGAGCTTGTCTCCCGAAACTTATCGGTCTTTAGCCGATAAGTAGTTCATCTGAGAAAAGTTACAGAGATCACATTGAAACCTGAAACACATTAGTCTTTAGCTAATGTGTAGTTCATAGATTAATCAACCTTTCTAAAAACCAGTTTACAAGTTAAATTATGAGAAAGCTGCCTAATAAAATTATGGGTAGCTTTTTCTTTATGTATTAACGGAGCTTTTTTAATTGTTTCAAATTCTTGTTTCTCATTCATATAGATTAGCCCAGCATATTGTGGAATATCTTCTATTGGTAATAAGTTTTCTGGAACAACAAAATAGAAATAGTTTGGAGTTAAATACCAAATATCTCTCACCATATTGTTATTTTCTTTTATAAGGCGCTCTTTCACACCAACACCTTCTAACATTAACTTATGTTTTTCCTTCTTAAAATCAGCCTTAAAATCTGATTTAGATATCTTTACTTCATATTCATATATGTAGTCTGACTTACTTATTGAAATAACATCACATTCTGATAAACCATATCCAGTAAAGTGTGAGGTTATTGGTGAATGTTGTTTTTCATATAAATACATAGCTAAAGCTGCCTCTATATTTTTTGAGGCCGTATTACTTCTTTTAATTTTTCTGATACTTGATTTTCTACTCATAAATTATATATCTAAAATTTTAATATATAGCAACATGAAATATATTATTAGTATAAGACAAAAATCAGAAGATGCTACTAAGAGAGAACAATTTGTTCGTGGTAGTGAAGGAACCGTTCAAACTAAAATAATCAATATGATTAATGCTAATCCTTATGGTGATTATGATTTTTTAGTAAATGAAGATGGGAATAAATACATACAAACTTCAGAAGAACTATTAGGAGAAGTTGTAAATATAGTAGATGATAATTGTTTAGCCGAATTTACTGAAGATGAAGATGGCAATCCTATGATATTATTAAGCCATTTTGAAGGAGCGCTTCCTCAACAACATACTGTTGATCAATTAAAAGCTTTAAGAAAAATTACTAAAAAAACTGATATTGGTGATAAAATTAGTGACATGAATAAACAAGGGGCTAACATTCAATATATCAGAAATCCAATAGATACCGGAGTCGAATCTACACAAGACTATGAAAGAAGTAATAAAAAATTTGAACCAAACTGGAATCTTAAGCGTATAAAGCCTTTTAAAGGATATTTTTATGATCAAACAACTTCAGATAGACCTTCACATAAAAAGAAAAAGAAAAAGAAGTAATGATTAAAAAATATCAAGATTTTTTAGAAAGTAAAAGTAGTAAATTTTATGATTATGGTTGTGTTATGATTTATCCGACAATCGAAAATTGGTCTGAAATAACATCTATAATTCATCCAGATGATGTTTATAACCCATCGCCTACTTATGGCATTGAATCTGATCCACATATTACTTTACTATATGGTCTTCACCCTGAAGTAACTCATGAACAAATAGGTGATGTATTAAATAAATTTAAAGGTAAGTCCTTTGGAATTGATATTAATGGAATTGGAAAATTTGATAACAAAGATTTTAGTGTAGTTAAATTTAATATCGACTCCCCTATTCTACACGAAATTAATCATGAGTTAACTAAATTACCACATACAACAGATTACCCAAATTATGTTCCTCACATGACAATCGCATATGTAAAACCTGGCTCTGCTGATAAGTATTTATCAGGCGATTATAGAAAGACATTTAACAACGTGAATAAAGTGGTTTATTCAATGACAGATGGTAATAAAATTCCTTTTCAATTATAAACAATTATATTAATTATTGATATAATAAGTAATCAAGCCTAAGCTTGATATAAAAAAAATTAACGGCAATGGCAGAATTAGATGATTTATTTAGTGGCAGTTTAGATTCAAAAATGGATTTTTTGAATGAAAAAAAGGCAGTAAATGCAGATGGCATTTATCGTATCGACTTATCAAAAGTAAAAGATAAGAAAAAAGGTTACAGATCAGTAGTTAGGTTTCTTCCTAACTTAACCAAAGAAGGAAAAGTTGGTCAGTTAGCAGTTGAGAAAATTACTCACTATGTTGACATTAAAAATGCAAAAGAATTATCTGGATGGTTCGATTCAGCAAAGAATTTCAATGAGAAATGTGCTTTGACTGATCTTTATTACACAATGATGAATTCAAAAAATGCAATTCTTCAAGAAAAAGCAAAATGTTTAAAGTATAGTAAAAAATACTACTCATATGTTCTTATCATTGAAGATGAACAACAACCTGAATTAGTTGGTAAGGTTATGATTTTCCAATATGGAAAAACAATTAAAGACAAAATTCAAGCTGAAAAAAATGGCGAGATAAGTGGTGTATCTTGTAATGTTTTTGATTTATCAGCTGGTAAAGATTTTGTTCTTTCAGTTAAAGAAATTCAGACTGGTGATGAAACTTATCCTGATTATAAAAATTCAGCCTTTAAACCAGAAACTTCTTCTTTACCAATTTATATTGAAGGAAAAGGATTTAAAAATGTTCCTTTAGTAAACGGTAAAGTTGATCCTAAGACTCAATCTATGGTTAAAGATTTCTTATTAAAAAGAGATCATGAACTTGAAGAATTTTCACCTAAGAGATTAACAGAAGAACAACAAGCTAAAATCAATGAGATTACAGCTTATTTAACAGGTAAAGCTTCTGCATCTTTCAAAAAAGAAGCTGTTGCATCTTCTGATGACTTTGATTTTGAAGAATCACATACTGCATCAAGTAGTAGTTCATCCTCTTCATCCTCTGATGATGATACAGAAGATTTCTTTAAAGATTTTTAAGACTAATTGATTATCAATGAATTATAGCCTCTTCGGAGGCTATTTTTATTTATAAAAGTCTAACATTTCTATTAATGAACTACACATTAGCTAAAGACTAATGTGTTTCAAGTTTCATAGACTTATCTAACGACAACGCCTCCAACTGTTTTTGTTTAATGTCCGACTCAATCCCTGAACCAGACAATATTTTTAAACCTTGTTTTAATATGTTTTTACTTGCATTAGTATGAGTTTTAATCTCTCTTTTTGATTTTTTTAACCTTTTTTAACTTTTTTAACTTTTTTTGATATAAATAATTACCAAAATCACAGAAGCTAAAGACTTCTGTGTGGTCAATATAAATCTATCAAATGGTTGTAAATTTGTATAATGGTTCAATCTTATAACACCATCCATTGTTTTTACTGATATGGTGGAAAAGACGAGATAGAGGAATTTCTCCAGTGACTTCTTAAAATTATTATATAAACTTTCTCTGTATTAATAAATACAATTAATGTATAGATTTATAAAAATAATTTAAATTATGTTTCCAAATTTAAAAAGTAAAAAATTCTTAGACGTATCTACTAGCAAACCTGTAGTTGTTAAAGAACAGTTCGAGAATATTGCTATATTAGACAACAACCAAAGAGTTGATGTTAAAAGATTATTAGATAAAAGCTACTATGATGACTATATTGATCCTTCTAGTTTTTTTGATATATCTAACTTGCAAATTTTTGCTGATAAAATAAAATCTATACCTAATGAAGCACTACAGAACATGAATGATGATGATTCTCCTATCATAACATCATATGATCCAGAAGAAGAAAAAAGAATTTTGGAAAAGAAGGCTAGAGAGATGTATAGTCAACCAAATACATCTGTTATGAGTCAAATTGACAAATTTAAAGGTATGATTGATGAAGATGAATTACCAAATATATCAACACCCACTAATGTTGTCAAAGTATCAACGAATCAAAATTTTAATCAGGTTCAAGTCAATCAACCTGTTCAGAATAATCAAAGTGATCCAATGATCAATATGTTTAGGAACATTAAAAGAAATACAGATTTTAAAATATCTATTGATATTGAAAACAAAATACCTCGTCCAGATTTTATTGAAATGATGGAAGATTCGTATGAAGTTAGTATTATTGACTATTTATCTGACGAGTTTACTAAATCCATTTTAAGTGATACCTCAATAATTAGAGGTAAAATAAAGGAAGCTATTAGAGATATTGTTTATAACAAAAAAGTTTCTGAAAAAAAAGAAATTCCTAATGTTCCGGAAAAAAAAAGAGAGAAATTAAATGAAGGTGTTGAGAAAAAAACTAAGAGAACCCCTCGTAAGCCAGATTCCTCTAAGTATAGAGAAATTGAAGAAGGTCAAGAACCAGAAAAACCAAATGTTAACTAAATGATAGAAAATTCAATTATAGACAGCGCTAAATCAATAAGAAATGAATTCTTAAAATTAACAAAAACATTATCTGTTTACGAAGATGATGTTAAAAAATTGGCCGAATATTTCTTTAAAGTTTCTAATGAGTTAAAAAATATAGAATCTGAAATAACAAATAAAGATACCATAGAAAGTATTAAAAATAAGATAATTAGTAAATTATCTGACTTAGAACTAGAATCTGAAAGAGTATCTAAAAAGATAGAGAATATAAACAATCAAATAGAAAAACTCAAAAAAGAAGAAATGGACTTATATAAAGTTATAAAGAAAAGACACCCTTCTATGTCTGATGATCAAATACGAAGTGAAATACAAGAAAGAGTATTCTAAAAAATAAACCCTTCAATGAAGGGTTTATTTTTTTATATTGAAAACCAAAGAAAACACAGAAGTCTTTAGCTTCTGTGATTTTGGTAATTATTCACTAAATTCAATTAAAGGAAAGAGTCTATATTAAATATATAATATGTTAGGAAATTAAAAAAATTCTAGCATCGGCAGGGACTGTCGATTACAGGCGTGGAGCAAAAATAAGACCTGATTAGATAACTAATTAAAATTGGCACACTAACTGAAGGCAAAAGCAATGAAGCATCTAAAAAAGAAGGAGCTTGTCTCCCGAAACTTATCGGTGTTTAGCCGATAAGTAGTTCATATATATAACTAAAATAGTCAAGTAGAAATGAGGATATCCAAATATATTAAGGTAGATAAAAATATACTGATAGAATATGTATACGATGATTCTAACTTAATAGGTGAGTCTTATGAGATTGGTCTTAATTTAAAAAACAAAAACTATAATTACGTAGCCAATGATTTAAGTGGTACTTTGAATACAGCAGGTAATACAAATTTATCTTCTTCAAATACTTTATTTCCTATTGATTTAGTTAATAATACATATGGAATTTATAACACAACTACTTATCCATTTTTACAGCTTCAAAGCTATGGAAGTGGATTTCCGGTTAGACACGATTCTATCATTGTAAGACTTCCAATAAATTACACTTTTGGAGAATACTTAGGTTTCTATTTAAGAGTTTACGCTTTTGATACATTAAACCAAAAGACTTATGATTTATCTAACTTCTTTTTTGATATAACAAATCTTGATCAAAAAAAGAATCTTAATTATGTAAATCCTCCTATTTTCTTTCAAGAAATGTTATGGGGTAAATCTATTACATTAGAAATTCCATCTCTATTTGCATTATCAAATCAAAGAACTAACAATAATGTACAATCTAATAGTATAAATTATAATTTAACAGGTGGTGTTGGATTAAATTTAAATTCACCACTTTTTATTGATTTTCATTTTATAACAAATACCAAAACAGTTAACTCTGTTAAGACATATACATTAACTACTGCGAATACTATAACTGTACCTCAGACACCAGAATTTGAAAAAATCGGGGTTGTGATTGAAGAATCATCTGACGGTGATTTTTTTGATATTTATGCGGTTTATAGTGGTAGTATAGGTGATTTTAATAACTTCATTAATAATTCTGTTTATTTAGGAAATAGATATTATGTTCAATATACAATCACAATGTATGAACAAAATATTAGAGGAAAATCTCTGACCGTGGTTGTTACTGAGGATTTCCTATCCAAAGTTGAATATAGACCAATTATCAAATACTCAACCACAACAGCTATTATAGATGTACAAATGGATTTAATAGATGCAGTTGATAATTCAAGAATAACAAGACAAGCTTCTTACGGTATGCTTCAAAACCAGGTTTCAAAGTATAGTCTATCATTAATGAGAATTAATTTAGCAAATGCAAATAAACCTAAAATTTATAACATTAAAAATAGTATAAATTTAGGAAGTACGGCCTCAAATCTATTGGGTGCTGGCAATCCATCGGTTGAAGCGGTGCAAGTTCCTTATCCAGTATTAGTTGATAAGTATAATGTTGTTGCTAAAACAGATAATGCTCAAGTTGGAAAAGACTACTACTATGGTATAGGGAACGTTTTAATAGTTTTATATCCATTTGATAACATTATTACATTTACAATTGCTAGTCAAGTTGCTGATAATAAGATTGATTTCATGGATTTAACCAATATGGGTGTTATTACAATGACAATCAAAAATCAAGTTCTCTCAGTTGATGTTCCTTTATATTCAGAATCAGGATCTGTAGATTTATCAAGAGGATTTTTAGTTTTCAAGTTGGTATCAAGTAAAATAAATGATGTTAGAAAAATATATAACTCAGGTATCAATGTATTCTACATAACCTCTACTCAACAGAAAACAACAACTACAGTTTTATATACAGGTTTATTTAAAATATATGATTCGGTTAGTAATGTTGCTGCTTTAAACACAACAGCTAATCAAAATGCATCAAGTTTGAGTGTTGGATCTGCTTCAGTAATACCTACTGGAACAGCTATTGTAACAAGAACTGTTGTTCCAACATTAATCACAGGAGCTTCGTCGCCCAGCTCAAATTATATAGTTATTTCAGCAACAGGAGCAACTGGTCCATAAATTAAAAAAATAAAATGAGATTATCTAGTCAATCGAGTCAGTTTGTATTTAACCTACCTTCAGATTTCTTAACACAAGATATCATAAGCACTTATACGCCTATACTTGAAAAAAACTGGGTACAATATGAAAATGTTATTGATTATTTAAACTCTACAATTAAGAGTGTAAGTTTTCCAGGATTAAGTATCACAACACCAGAACAGAATTTAATAAGAGGTAAGAAAAGAGCTTATTTACCAGCAACAAATGTGAATGATATAGTAACTACAAGAGAATTCACCGTTACATTCAGATCTGTTGATTCTGACTTGAATTATTGGCTAACATATGATATATTTATAAAACACTATTTAGATGTTTATAATTTATATATCAACCCATTTACTATCACCGCAGTTGATATACACAGAGATGCTATCTATTTAATTAAATTTTTTGAGATATTAGCAATTTCACTTGGTGATTTAAAATTTGACTACTCACAACAAAAGGTAAATGCAAAAGAGTTTACAATGACTTTTAAATTTAACTTCATTGAAGTTGAATTTTTACTAAACCAATCAAAGACTATGGAATTGGGTGCTTTTCCACCATCAATTATCCAGAAATATTAATCTTTTTTCTTTTTATAATAAGGGTGATCTTCTTTCTTCATTTCTACATACTCTTTACCATCTATAACAGATTCTATTTTTCTATCTCTATTTGTTACCCTAATCTCATCTTCAATAACGCCTACCATAATAGTGTCGATTATTTCAGTGTCTATAGACTTTGATAGATTTTCTGATAATATTCTCAACAACTCTTTTTCTGGATCTAATTTTTTCTTCATATTAAATTTTTATTTTTAAATATATTCTCAAAAAAATCTAGCAGATTATTATATTGAAAATTAAATGGTAGATCAACATTTGTAAAGTGTGGTTCTGATAGTATTTTAAAATACAAGTCATCATTATTGTCAACTTCTTTTATATACTCAATCATCTGATTCATATTATCAAATTCATAAGCATTTATAAAAGCCTTTGTGTTCCAATCTTCACCAACCTTTGGATTTCCCCAATATATTGGAATACTATTTTTTAATTTAGGATGTACTAATTTTTCGGTGGTATATCCTGGATACTCACTGTTTTCAAAAGCAATTGTAAATTTGTAATTATTAATAAATGACAATTTATCACCCACTGGTCCACCTATATTATTATAAACTCTTCCACCAGCATCTACCAATTTATATTTAGAAAGTTCAAAAAATAATTGATTCCTTAAATGCGCACCTGGGTTAGAAAAAACAAAATTACAGAACTTTGTTTTTTCTCTTTTTACAACATCGAAATCTATTTCCTTTTTGAAATTTTGAGTATATCCAGACTCATATAATGTTATGGCTGATAAAGGAAATCTAAAGTTTCTATCATCATCTATATAATCAAAGCTAATGGAATAGTCACATTCGTTATAGTTAGGTCTTTTATTTTCGGCGGTAAAAAATATTTTAGTACCATTAAATCTTTGATGATTATTACCAAATACACTATAAATCAAAATATCAGGTGTATATGATATTTCAACATCCCATCTCTCAGATAGAATTGTATATAGTGTATTATCTCCAATATTACTAATATTAGGGTTATAATTAAATCCGCTCCATAAATCTGAAAATCCAATTTTTATTCGTTTCTTCATAGTTATTTAAATTTTAATCCATGTCTCTGGAATTATATCTGATTTATCTATATCTATACCTGTTTTTTCTCCAAACCATTTATTTGGTGCTATAACTTTTTTATTTGGGTTATTATTTAACCAAGCTCCCCACCAACTAAAAGAACTGTTGGCTATTATATTATTCTTACACATACTCATTAGATATAAATCTTCTAAGTTTGAAAAATCACTCATAAAAACCATATTATTAAATGGTAAATTATCTTTACACCATTGCATATCATCAGAAAAAACAAAAATATAATCATATTCACCAATGATATCAAGAGCTTTTTTATAATACTCTATATCTTGAACCGGATGATATCCATTCGATTTTACATAATCCGTTCTTCTAATATGCATAGAAACCGTATTAGTGTCAATTAGAGGTGTCTTATTAAGTTTTGATATCATATCATTAGATGGTGAGAAGTCATTCCGAATGATATCAGAATTGATTTTAAAATACTTTTCACTTTGCCAATAACCATCAAGATAATAATGTGTATAATTTGATACGAGATGTTCTTGATAACTAAATGAATCTTGTATTCTATGAATGTGGTAATTATTTAATACCGGTATATTTACATAAGTATAAGTATTTGAAAATTTATCCAACTCAAATTCTCTAATGGTTTCTGAAAATTGGTTTTTATAAAAAGATATATCTAAATAGAAATCAGTATTATATTTATATGATAAGCTTCTACCATAAGCATACTGAAACATTTGATTTCCTAAACCACCTTGAATCTTATTGATAATCATTCTTTTGTGTAATTTTTAATAAAGTTTTTTAAATCCTCTAAGACTTCTTTTTTACTATATAAATATCCACTCACAGATAGTCCAGTCTTATAGTCATATATAATGTTATCACCTTTAATTAAGTTATTAGAAATATTACTAAATAGGGAAGTTATTTCTTTTGTACTAATTGGTTCATTAAAGAAATTAAATATCATTTTATTAGGATATTTAGAGCTATATTTTTGAATATCTAAATAAATATTATCAAGGTTATACCATTGAAAGCTTGAATTTATATTAATATCCCATTTTGTGTTATTTAACAAATCGAATAAAATATTCTTTTTTATTCGATTATTAAATAGAGCACCTAGTCTAAATATTTTTAAATTATCATACTTCAACATATCCTTAACCATAAGTTCAAATAAGTATCTATTACTACCATAATCTAATTGTCCTAAATTTGGCAAATAATTTTCAGTAACACCAAGAGGTGAATTTCGATAAACATCTATTGTGGAAATAAGAGTTATTTGTGAGTAAGATTTTCTTGATAATGTTCTAATGATATTATTAATATTTTCAATATCTTGTGTAATATTTTTATTAACAAACATTCTATTGGAAGATAAACAACTTAAAAATAAATTGTCACCATTCTCAACATATTTATCAAAATCATTAATATTTTGACTATTAAAACAACAGTCAAAATTGACAAATTTACTTATAGTAGATCCTACTAATCCTGTATGTCCAATTAAAATATTATTCATAACTTCTATATTGTGCGTTATTCTCACCACCTTGAAAATTGTGGAAGCAAAATGGTTTTATATCACCATATTCAACTCCATCTAAAGTTTTTAAAGTTCTCTTACCATTTTCACCAAAGCTTTCAACCAAAACTTCTTCATGTGAAAAGTATTTAGCTACATCAAAAGGTGCAAATTTTATACCATGATGTAAAAATAAATTCCTATTCCAAATACATATTTGAGCATCTTCATTGTAATTACCATCATAAGGAATCCAAGGCATTTTATATTTGTCTGGAATTTCCATTAATTTTTTACTTCTTATAGATATTCCATTTCCAACTTTTATCGGTTCACCATATCTATCATAGAAACAATTGAATCCCCATGGTGCTCCAATATAATCATAGTCTAAAAAATCATCACGCCACATTTCAGGATTAACAACATATCCATCACTTTGTATTTGAAGTGCAAAATCAGTATCAATATATTTGTATAACTCATATATAACAAATCGATTATACTCAACAATATCCATTTTTGGAACCTTTACTACTTCTATACCTTCCGCTTCTACATCAACATCAGTGAATAGTTTAACTGCACCAAAATTAATTCCTCTACATGACTTTTTTATTGCTAAAATAGTCTCTTCTAGTCGAATTGATGTGACACTAACTAATGTTATATTAGGTAAATCTATCTTAGACATAAATAAATTTTTTACTTTTTATCTCACAAGGAAACCATCCCTTTTCTGGTTTATCGTAGTATATCCAATACATCGGCGCAACTGTGATATATTTATCCGTTAACCAAGCTGCCCACCAAGAATAAGTAGATGGTGAGATTATACAATACTTTGAAAAGTATAAAAGTTTTAAATCTACCATCATATCATTTGAAATTATCTCACAATCAACATCTTTAAATACTTCTTCTGCTTTTGGTATTTCTTCTGTGATAACTAAAAACTTGATATCAGGTTTTATTTCTTTTATTTTATCCATCGCATCTAAATAAAATTTCAACGAAATATATGTCTGACCTTCACCGAAAACATATACCCTAAAATGTATATAACAATACTCTTCTACTGGATATTTCAATAGTAATTCAGAAGTTTTATCATCAGCTTCTAATTTAAACCATTCTTTTATTTTATCCTCATATCCTTCAAAATATCTTTCTGTTTGATAGTATCCATATAATCTTGTGAAATTTGGAGCATTAAAAAGATTTGGATCAAAATATTGACCAGGATTCTCATTATAAATATATTGTAAATTACCATCAATCTTTCCTCTTTCAAGATTTGGAAAAAAGTTAAATATGTGATGTGATGGATCTTCAGGATGTGGATGTGGTAATTCATTTACTTGTGGTAAATAAAATTCATATCCATTTTTTTCAGCTACGATTCTTGCTATAGCATATTGAAACATCTGATTACCTAACCTACCTCCAAATGAACCATGTATCATTTTAGTTATTATTAATTTTATAATTTGAAAGAGAATCCCAATTATTTTTAAGATAATCTTCAATACATTTAACTCCCTTTTCTAAATCAAAGTTGATTTTATAATCTAATACTGAATTTAGTTTTGAAAAGTCAACTTTATAATCTCTTGGGTCATCGAAATCTACGTATTTAACTTCAAAGTCTAGTCCACACTTTTTTAGATTATTAACAATGTCTCTTTTAGTGAAATTTAGTGATTCTTCACCTATATTATAAACACCTTTTAAATTCTTATTCATTGCTTGAATTATAATATCACAAGCATCATCTACATATAAAAACGGCCTCCATGTCTCCTCACCAAAAACACTGATATATCCATCTCTCATTCCTTCATAGATAAATTGATTAATTGTTAAATCAACTCTCATTCTATGAGATACACCAAATAATGTAGAACACCTGAGAATTAAATAACTCTTTGAATTTTCTATTATATAGTTTTCAGATTTAATTTTAGAATCTGAATACATACCTAATGGATTTAATTCAGAATCTTCATTTACAACTTCTGTGTTTTTTCCATAATTAGAACAAGTACTTAAAAATATAAATTGCTTATTATTTTGATTACAAATATCTGATATAAATTTTGTTGATTCTGTATTGATATTATAAACATTTTCTTTTGTAGTTTTTTTACAAGCAGGTTCACCGACTAATGCGGCTAAATGTATCACAACATCATTACTATTTATGACCTCGTTTAATTTATTAAAATCAGTTACATCACCAATTACTAATTTATAATTTGGATTTTTAAGAAATGCCTGACATCCAGAATCTCCATACATCAGGTTATCATAGACAGTTACGTGATGATTTATATCAAGTAATTTTTCGGACAACTTAGATCCGAAAAATCCAGCTCCTCCAGTAATTAAAATATTCATTTAGAGTCTCCTATTTTTATTAATTTTATATTATTTTGTTCCTTAATATATCGCCAAGGGTCTATTACAACCGAACCCTCTGGAAACTTATAATCTAAAAAGATATCATGGTTTGTACCTATAAAAAATATACTTGGTGTATCTAAAGTAAAAGGATCCGTGTCAACCCAAGGATCATACATCATGACTTGTGATTCTTTTTCCTCTAATATATTTTTTAGTAGAATAGATGGACTACCTAATATAAGATTAGTTTCTTTTTTAAAGGTTTTTCCCAAAATAACTATTGGTAAATCATTTTTACTCTTCTCTTCTAAAATTAAAGTTGATAACCATTCAGTTTGTTTTTCCCTACACTCCATTAAATTATCATACCAGTTAAAGCTTAGGTCTACTTTATTTGCAAGCCATGATAAAGCAATATTATCTCTTGGATGACAATTGTGAACTACTATACCTGTATCACTATCAATATAAAATTGGTCATCTTTTTTTTCATGAAATGGTTCTACTTCTAAATTATATACATATCCTTCATATTTCTCAATTTCAATTTTTGTTATTCTATCTTTCATATTTTAGCATATTTTTATACCCAAATTTTTTAGGTCCTCTTTAAAAAGAATTTGTATCTTATTGTTATTACTTTTTAATATTTCAAATTTACGACTCTGTCCTATAAATGTATAGGTTGATTTTATATCAACATATACATTCCAATTATATACAAAAAAATCTGGATAATAATTCTTACATTTACCCTCGTCATCTATATATGGTATCTTACCCCTATGACATTCAAAAGTTAAATTATTTTTATCCAACCACTCGATGAATTTTAATTCCCATGTTCCTTGTACTTTATATACCTTACCACTCGAATGTTTATAATCATACCATAAACATTTCCAACAATTATTCACACCAATGAATTTACCATCTTCCCAAGCCTTCTTAGTACCATTTGAGTATTTCTTCCTCATACTTAAAGTCATTCCTTCTGATCTTGTTTTAGAAACTTTATTTCTTATTTCTAAACTTTTCATGGGATTTTTATCACCCGATATATCAACTTTTGATCTTATCAAATCCGACATTTCCTTTCTCTTATCTTCCGACTCCCATATTTTTTTCAAAGCCAATTTCATTTTTTCAATCTTTTCCGGCCTTCTATTTAGAATCAACCTCCAGCAAATATTACAATAATCATTAGAAAATAATTCATTTTCTTTCATTTTTTTATATTGATTTAGAGATCTTTCATGTATAATATCACACTTATCACACTTGAGTTTAAGTATTTTTTCATTTCTATTAATAACTTTATCTAACTTTTTATCAAAATATTGAGTGTTCAGGTTTAATTTTTCAATTATCATATCTTATATATTAAAAATAGAAGACACCCTCCACTATAACACATAAAACTTATCATCATTTCTAATTTCAATTGCTTTTACTAGAATTAATTTTCCATTTCTTTCCACTGGAACTATATGATCAGTTGTCAAGCTTATTTTTTTACCACTCTCTGTTGTGAAATTTATCATATCACCGATATAATGTCTTCTAGTTACCTCGTTTATCTTTTTTTGATTTTTTGTATTACATGTGTAGTTACATGAGTCAACAAGATATGTAGATTCATCATCAAATGAATTATACAATTCATCAATTTGAACAATATCATTATTTACCTTTACTTTAAATGTAGGCTTAACACAACCACCACCATCACCCATACCACCTAATAAATACTTAGGACTCATAAGTCGCTCATTTGCTAAAAATAATCCTCTCATAACATTATCACAATTAATATTATCCAATTTATGTGATAACTCCATTACAGTGTTTGCTAAGCAAACTTTCATAGTTATATAAGTGTTATAAGTTACTTTTATCATCTCAGCTTCTTCTATAGTACATTTATAAACTGGTTTATTATGTATTGTTGCATAGAAATCTTTAACATATTCATAAGCATTATCATCATCTACGCCAAACAAAACAAATTCTGGAGATACAAAATCTCTAATGGTTGTACCCATTGCTATAAAGAAAGGATTATAACATAACTTAACATGATTATTTAATAGTGGTTTAATTTCCTTTCTTATTGTCCCTGGTAAAACAGTTGAAATAATAACTACTATTTTATCTATTCCCTGTTTTTGTATTTCATCTGATAGATTCTTCATACCTTGTTTCAGCCAAGTATAATCAAAATCAACTCTTTCTTCTGGTATTCTAGTATCTCCCTCATATTTTGGTAAGTGTGGAGTTTGGATAGGAACAAAAATAATATCAGATTTTTTTACAACATCCGAAATACTTGACCAAATTATATTATTATCAACCAAAAGTTCCTCAGCTCCTTCTTCTCTATAAGGCAGCTTTTTGTTGACTAAAATATCTTTAACGTTTTGATTGATATCAAAACCAAATACTGTGTGTCCTCTTTTTTCTATAGCTAAAGCACACGGTAATCCTAATTTACCAAGACCTAAAAATCCAATATTCATTTTTTCATTTTTAATTTTTTTCAAAGATAACTAATACATCATCATATCTTCCTTGTACATTTCTCAGATCTACTACTTTTGGTGAAAATGGCAAAAAATGTGTAATGTTTTGTTCTAAGTTAGCAAAGTCTTCAATTATATAAAGACCTCCTTTATTTAACTTTTGTATCATAGTTTGATAAGTACTATACTGATCTTGTATAGTATGACTAGCATCATCTATAATTATATCAAATGTTGTATCTTTTATTTCAGACATGACTTTTTGTGTATCGTTTATATCTGAAAAAATCATATTCACTTTTTCAATACCTTCAAACCAGGTTAGATTTAAAGGGTCAATATCTATTCCAAATATTTGACTATCTTGATGGAAATAGGTCTTCCACATATGAAGGATCCAGCCACCTGAAATTCCTATTTCAAGAAAGTTAATTGGTCTGTCTTGATATTTACTAAAATAATATTCATATGTGTCTATAAAGCTATGTACACTACCTTTGTCAACATCGTATTGAGTTGTATTTCTCTCACCATTAGTACCTGGTTCTTTTCCAGTATATTGTCTAATGTAATTCAGAGTTATTTCTCTTGCTTCTTTAAGGTTCATAATTAGTTTATATTTTTTACTTTTTCAGTTAAGCTTAATGTACTTAATGTCAACTTCTTATTAAATTCATAATCTACTTGATTATTGATAATTTTTAAAATAGACTCTTGTAAAGGATCATTCATTGGATTGGAGAAATCAATTACATGACCATCAATAATTATCCTTTTTTCTTTTCCATCATAATTCCTATCATATTTGAATGTTGATATCATGTTACCATTTATCATCTCCATATCTAAATCGTCCTTCGTATAGCTACATTTTGTTATTTCCCATTCATCACTAGTTAAACTCAATAACATATAAATATCATGATATAAAAGTCTATCTAATATACTTTCTTTGTTTTTATCATATTTATTCCAAATGAAACTGATATTACTAATTTTTTTGTCAATATTCATGAATTCAGTTCTATATAAAAAGGTATTATCAACAAATATTTTAACTTTATTAAGTGATAGTTGATATATCTCTTTTGCTTTAGAAAAATCACCAGTAAACGGCTTTTCACAAAAGACATTCTTATTATATTGAATACATTTTTTAAGTATATTATAATGAGTTTCTGTTGTTGAACAGATGAATACCCAATCAATATCTTTTTTTAATAATTCATCTAAATCACTTTTAGAATTTGCAACATATAATAGATTAGTCAGTGATTGTAACTTTGGTTTTATTATATTACCCCAATATCCATCTCCTATTAATAATGTTGTCATATCATTTTTTTAATATCTTCAGCAATTTTCCAACAAGTTGTTATTTTACCAGACAAAATGCTGATAACTTTTATATTATCGACACAATTAAAAGTTATATCACTCATTCTAGAATCATCTTCGTTTATTGGTAGTGCTCTGATTGTTTGCCAATATCCATCAGGCTCACAATCTTTTAAAAAGGAATAATATTTTATAGACTCATCATATATTTTGTCAATTTTTTTACTTATAATAATTTTATCATAAATATTTTTCTTAAAAAATTTGTTCTTGATTATTTTTTTTTCAAGCTCCCACATACCTGAAATATTATATCCTTCCGATTGACAAATAACAGAGTTTCTAACATGATATAATAAAAAATAATTATCATCAAATCCTTTTGGCATTATACTACAATATTTACCATCCATTATTGTTAACCCAATTTTATTCATATTCTTTCTAAATATTGGTATAACCACATTTTGAAACCTCAGAGTGGACTCTGGTAGATTGAATAACCTATTTATCTTATTTATATTAAAATAAGATGCGTTTATTACAACATCATAACCATCAACATCTGACTTATTTTGAAGTGTTTTATTCAATATTAGATTTATAGTGGATTTACAAATCATGTTTTTTAATATCTTTTTAAGTGTCTCATAGTCATAAACTGGTTCATTGGTTAGAAAGGAGGAATCTATATTTGAAAAGTCCATATCTATTTTAGGATATTCCTCCACAATTTTTAGACTCAATTTGTTACAAAAGTCGGAGTAATCAGAAGAACTCACCTTACTATTTTTTTCAACCATGTAATAGTTTGGAAAATTATCTACAACCGAATCTTTGAAAATTTGATGAAAAGATTTAAAACCTTCTATACTCTGAATAGCAGTTTCAATACTCCTTGGATAATGAAACCCAAAGTGGAGTCTATTATGATTAAATTTAGATGCATTCAACATAATGTCATCATTGCTATCAATTAGTGTAACTCTATTCGACTCAGATAATTTTAATGCAGTACAAATTCCGAATACTCCAGCTCCTATAACCAATATATTCATTAAATTATTTAATTTTTAGTTTAACAAATTATGGTCTCCAAAGACCTATGCCACCCCAATGTTCAGAAAATTCACCTGATTTTATTTTACCACTTGATTTTGAACAAACTATCTCAACTTTAGATCCACCTTCTATATCACACCAATGTTTATATACTTGGTCATCATAAACATTATTTGGATCTATATCATGAAAAACAACATATCCTCTATTGGAAAGTAGTTTTTTATACAAATCAAAATCTCTTTTAACACCATCATAACTATAATCTTCATCAATAAATATCAAATCATAATTATCACAATAAGATCTCACATTTTCAAAAATTTCTTCTGTTTGTGAATTACCACAAAAGAATTGATATTCCTCTTCCATTACTCGGTTTAATATTTCACCGACAATAGGATCAATATCAACCGAAACTTTTTTACCTGTAGATAATTTAGAAACAGTCCAAAAGGTTGCACCTGATCTAGTTCCTATCTCTAAAATATTATTGGGTGAAAAGCCTTTTCACCCAATATAAATATGTTAGGAACTCTTCATACACTTGTAATATTGTCTCTATTTGACCATTTTCTTTTTTTCTTATATACTCTTCAATTAATTCTATTGGTTCCATTTTATTATTTATTCTTCATATTCAAAAATTTTCCACATCATTCTTTCAAATACATGTGGCATACTATAGTCCATCCAACTTTTATAAGTCGGAAATCCAAGTGTTTTCAAATGTGCTGCATCATGATTTGGTATTACTTTACTTGGGTCTGGATTTTCTTGATAACAGTCGTATCCATAATTACAAGCATTCTTATAAACATCATAAATATTAATCCACCAGTTAAGTGATTTCTTCATAAGAAAATCGCTTTGTAAAATATATTGGTCTCCTGCTGAGAAAAATAGCTCTTCTTCTCTTACAACACTTGATTTGAAAACAAGAGGTATAAAATCATTTAAATATATCTGACCAGCAGAACTATAAACATCACCAAGTGGTTGTATACCATATTTATCATAGCTATTAATTTGTTCCACTATCGTCGGACAATGTGGGAATGGATCACCTTGTAAAAAAGCAATCACTTCTGGGTAGTTACCATAATAATTAATGATATACTCAAAGTATGTACCTTCTCCCCTCCACTTATTTTCTAAATAGACTGTCTCGAGACATTTTGAACCAAAATCTCTTTCAATAGGAAGCCCCTTATTATAAACAATAAAATTACAATCTAATCTATCTACCCAATTAATATCCTCTTGATATCTAGCTATTAAGCAAACTTTCTCCATCTAATTGATTTATTTTTACATATTCGTTCTGAATATCCTTTATTGATATAAATAAAACACCTTTATCAATTAATTCTTGATTATTTCTCTTAATATCCTCAAAGAAGTTCCAAGCTAATACAATAATAACTTTCGGTAAATTTTCAAAAGCATATTCTTTACTTTGTATAGGTATATTCACACCAGGTATAATTTTTCCTACTTTTAATTTATTATCCTCAATAGTATAATCAATAAATGAGTTATCAATACCAAAATAGTTTAAAGCAGTTGTAGCTTTTGCTGGTGAACCATAAGCAGCGATTCTACCAAATTTAGATTTTAATAAACTTGCGTTTTTCACAACATTATTCTTTATTGAGTGTAATCTTTTAGAGAATAGTTTATAAGTTTCATTTTTTGATATACCAAAATCTGCCTCTCTTAACAAGAATTCCTGAACACTATTATCGGTGTTTTTTTGTTGTAAATCCATGTTTCTTCTTACATAAACTCTAATGGAACCACCATGTGTATTAATATGTTCAACTTTGTATAAACATAAATTCAAATTATTAAAGAAATTATTTAATGAAGTTACAGACCAATAATTTACATGCTCATGGTAAATATTATCAAAAGTCATGTCCTTAATAGTATCTAACAAATATTGAACTTCAATAATAAAAGAACCATTATCTTTTAATAATTCAAAAGATTGATTAGCTATGTTCACAAGTTCATCAGAGTGAGCGAAAACATTAGAAGCGGTTATTATATCAGCTTTTCCCTTAGTACTTAATATTTTTGAAACAACATCTTCATTAAAATAAGAATTAATTGTTTCCACACCATTATCATTAGCAATCTTAGCGACATTTTTAGCTGGCTCAACTCCAATTACTCTAACTCCTCTATCTTGTAAAGGCTTTAAGAATACTCCATCGTTACTACCAATATCAACTACCAAAGAACCACTATCTAAATTAAATTGTTTTATGTAATTATCAGCAGCTTCCTCGAAATGCTTTCTAAATGATGCAGCTGTTGATGAAACGTATAAATAATTGTCAAACATTTTAGTAGGTGGTACTACATAAGAAAGTTGTACATTTTGACATTTTTGACAACGTTTAATTTCTAAAGGATACATTTCAGTTTTTTCCTCTAAATTGTCTAATAAATTATTAGCTAAAGGTGACATACCTAAAGAGACTATATCAACTAAATCATCACTACCACAAGATCTGCAATTTGTTTTATAATTATCAATTAAGCTTTTTCTAAAATCTTCATCAACTAATACATAAGGTATAGTATGTGTGATGCCATAATTTTCATGCTCTCTTTCTCCTCTCACTAAATTTAAGAAAATAGAATCTTCTAAAAACACCATAGTATGTGCTACATTTGGACGAATTACAGCTATGTCACCAGCTTTAATAATTCGTGTTTCTAATTTAGCATTAGGATCAGCAAGATCTTTTATAACACTAATGTATTTACCCTTAACCAATAAACACTTCTGCTCTTGTATTGGGTGATAATGGTTAGCTCTTACCGTACCTGATTTAGATTCAATATAACCGATTAAATTAATTGGTTCGGTTAACTCATAGTTAGAGATTTTACCTCTACTATCAATATATTCCTTACCACCTTTTTGAATATATTCGAGAGCATCTGGTTGTTCCTTTTCACTCCAATTTCTAATCATTTCTTCTATCGAACTTTCGATGTTATATAAAAATTTAAATCCAGTAGAAAGTAATTTCTGATTCGATAATGTATATCCAAGATTAGGTATTTCATCATTTGTTTCAATTATATTAACACTTGGATTATAGTTTTTACATATTTCAGCCACATTTTTAATAGTCATATTTTCATTTGTTAAATGAAATGTTTCTCTACTAATATTTGAATCACCTAAGAACTTCATTGCTCTAACCACATCTATTAAATTAACTAAACTTTTATACTGAACACCACCAGAAAAGAGACTGATAGTTCCATTTTGTGATGCAATTTTAGAGAATAGATTAGGCATAATATTAATTCTCATAGTATCTGTTGAATATCCATAAACAGATCCAAGTCTAACTATTACATAGTTTAAATTAGACTCTTTTAAGTCCATTTCTGACTGGACTTTACCATTTGAATATGTAAGAACTGGACAAGTTGGTTCGTCTTCTTTTATATCAAATTTAGTTTCACTAAATCCTTCATAAACAACGTGTGTAGATGGAAATACAATTTTACAATTATCAGGGATGTATTTTATTACATTTCTAGTACCATCAATTCCGTAAGCTTTTATTTCATTATCTTTTTCTACATTTAATTGAGTTTTAGTATACGCAACATCAGTAACACCAGCAAGGTGATAAACTAAAGTAGCATCCTCTAAAATTTGACTCATTAACTTCTCATCTAAGATACTACCTTGAATAAAAGTCATTCCCCAATCAGTAATTTGTTTAACTCTTTCTGAAACAAATCTTGAGTCCATGACAACTATGTTTTTAAATCTAGCTTCTCCTGAATAAATTTTACACAACTCGGTTCCTATATAACCAAGACCACCTGTGATAACTATTTTTTCCATTTATATTATCTTTTTTTTATTTTATGAAAATTATTTCTTTTAGTTTAGTAAGTCATATTATATTTACTCCACTTTCCATGAAATCCAAAAGGCACTATACCTTGTGTCTCAGGCATTTCAGCTTCATGTGAGAAGTATTTAGCCACATCAATTGGTGCAAAATTACAACCATGACTCTCAAAAATGTGTCTATTGTGAACAGAAAAAAATCCGTCCTCATTAAAATATCCAAAGTAAGACTTCCATTCTAAATTTAATATTGAAGGCAATGATATTAGCTTTTTACTTCTGAAGGAAAATCCACCATTACCAACTCTAATTATGTTATTAAATGGATCTCTACAACTAAAACTGTCAGTTGGCATATCCCAAGGAGCACCTATATAATCATACTTAAAGAAGTCATCTCTCCATTGTGTTGGATTAATAACATATCCATCATCTTGAATAATCAATAGATAGTCAGTTTCTATATACTTATGTAGTTCATAGACAATAAATTTATTATATTGTTCATAATCAAGATTATTAATTTTAATAGTCTTTACTTTATCATCAAAAATATCTTGTGATGTAATTAACTTAGCATCATAAAAATCAATTCCAGACATTGATTTTTTAATAGCATTTAAAGTTTCAATAACTCTAACACAAGCTACTGAAACAATTGTTGTATTTTTTAAATCTACCATATTATTTTATAATTTGAATATTACCATCATTATAGTAATTTATTAATCCTGTTCCCCAAGTGTGTCCTATATCAGTTATATCATATTTCTCAACATTAATAGAGTTCCACCATGTCTCCATCATTGGTGACCAAGGTAGATGTATATCATCACAAAGAACATATCCTTTATAACCAATTCTTGTTAACATATCGGTAAACTTCCACTCTTGTGTAGCGTCATGTGCAATATCTAAAAATATAATTTTTGCAGAATTAATTACGTCACTTGACTCGTCATTTATATCCATCTTTTTAAATTCTAAATTTGGAAAATTTGCTGAAAATGGAAATTCCCAAATATGTTCGATATCGTATGATATAATTTTGTTTTTAGGATTTTGTGATAAGGCGATAGCAGAATCACCCCAGTTAGTGCCAGCATCTATTATTACGATATCATCAAATAACATAGTTAAATAAGTTAGTAACTTATAGTGTTCTCCTCCTGAATTTGATCGTTTGTCAGAAAAGTGATGTGTGTCATCCAGAGGATTTGGATATCCTGGAAAATCATAGTTTTTCATGTAGCTATGTGTGCTAATCTCACGTATTTTTTTATAATCAATAATCATAAATTTATTTTATTTTTTTTAAAGTTGTGACTCAACCTCTTTTATTATTTTATCATATAATATTTTTATATCTAATTTATCCATATCAAGTTTTAGTGCTTCTTTATATAAATGTTCATTATTATTTAATAATTCCTCAGTAACTTCATCGAAACTATCGACCATCAATACCGGGAAATCTTCAAATATTTTTTCTAAAAATTTAGATCGTATCACCACTGGAACTCTCCTCATGTATAAAACTTCCCAATCACGATGACATTCACATCCAATTGCATTACCATCTGGACATATTACAAATTTGTGATCTTTAATTTCACGTAAATAATTAATATATTCATTCGGACTCTGACCACCTGGACTCTTAATAGTAGCCCATGGTTTATTAAAAAAGTGTTGATTAATTTTTATCCTATTTGGATTGTGTCCTACATTATGATTCATATAAAGAAGTTTGGTAGGTTGATATTCGTTATTTATACTATTTAATAATATAGAATGTCTATCATCCCAGAACCATAATTTTCTTTGTATACCATAAGGAACTGGCTTAACTTTTCCACCGAATGATATCGCATTTGCTGCGTAAATTGAGATTACATTTTCAGGTATTTTGTCAAAAATCTCATCATCGATAGGAGTATCATCAAAATATGAAAATATAACAAATTTCATATCTGTTAATTGTGAACATAATTTTAATAAATCATTTTGACTAAAATATTCCTTAACTACCTTATCTTTATAGTCTCTAGATTCTTTATTTACTAATTCAACCGCTGAATACTTAATCCCTGGTCTATTATACAATCTAATACTATCAATAAACAGTGTCATGTATGACTTTTTACCAACAAGACTTCTATACTTGTTAATAAACTCATAATTATTGATATTAGCAGGTTTCATATATCCACCATAGAGTTCTAATCCCGCATGGTCACCAAATGAATAGTCACAAATATCTCTTATATATGTTGGGTCTAATAAATACATTTTTTAAACTTTTTTTATTAAATATGGAAATTTATTTTTAATCAATTCTACCATTCTATCTGGACACTCACTCATATCTGTGATTTTCATATTCTCATAATAGAATTCCTGTATTGGATTGTGATAAGTGTTATTTCCTCTTCCGAATGGATCTTGATTTTGCTTCATTTTGAAGTCTATTTGGTTCAAAACCCACGGATTGTTGAATTCTTGATGTGAATAACTTATGATTTTATTTTTAACTCTCTCAGCACCACCTACAAAACTGAAATGCCATCCAGCATCATATATAAAGTCATATCTCTTACTCTCATTTCTTAAATGTGTTAATGAAACATCCTTAATATCTTTATATTCTACTACATAAGCACCATACCAATTTGTGTGAGCTACCACATTAACATAGTAGTAGTAACAATTTTGTAATAAACACTTTTTTGTAAGTCTGTTTTCCTTTATATTTTTTACAACTTCTGGGTTTGATATTTCATCTAAATCTGATACCATAATTAAATCATCGTCTTGACAATCTATTAATCCTAATTTAATATATTCTCTTTGTAAGTAATCTCTACAAAAGTTTGGCCATTTCTTTAAATCATTTTCATTTTCTTCTTTATCATAAATATCAGATATAAGATTATATTGTTGACTATATTTGTCATCACTTTGTCTTTTCTTGAAATGTAAAATATCTTCAGGATATTCTTCTTTTATATGAATTATTTTATCCATATATTTTTCAAATAAGTGTTTATTCTCTTCAAAATAGTACGGTTTATCTAAATTAGAATGTGTCCTATTTGTTTCACTGATCACAAAGTAATCAACATAATCATACAAAGTATCTAGTCTAATTTCTAATACATCAAATTCATTAAAGAATTGAAAGCAATCATATATTTTCATATTAATTTATTAAATTTTTTATAGTATCGGCTACTTCAAAATTACACATCCAAATAGTATAAAGAGCTCTTTCTATCATTTGTCCTTCCCCAGATACTCTGTGATGATCGGTAATGGTTCTAAGATTTTGATAAAATATCTTATCATATTTTAGAATATGATCCTTTGGAACAACATAATTTCCACCAGGAGGAAACCTGACATATCTTGGTAACACAGGATCTTTAAAACAATATTTTAAAAAATCATTATAGTTTCTAAAATATTTTGTTGGGTGTTTAGGATGATTTAAATACCAACTATCATTTATTTCCATCCAACCACCATCACATGAAAACATTGTATAACCATTTAATAAAGCTGGATTATTAGCATGTTCTCTCCAGTCTTCTATAGTCGTAAATGTTTTATTGTTTATTACTCTATCAAAATATTCCTGACTCACATGTCGACCAATAGTGTTGCCTTTTATGAATACAGTTACATCTGGTAAGTTATCATAATGGTCTATAATAAATGTCATATAATCACTTATATTATACCCAGTTGGTGATCCATTTGTTACATTATATTCTGGATACCTTTCTTTTAAATTAGAAGGAGGTAGCATTACGGACTCATCATTATCTATAAATCCACCATTCCAAGCTTTATCATATATCAAATGTGGATTGGGATAATTTTTGACCCAATCTAAGTCATTATTATAACTAGATATACAAAAAAAATTCATATTAAATTATTATTTTTATAGAATTCTAAAGCTTCTCTTTTACAAGTTTCGTAATCAAAAAGTTTTCCTTCCCTATCCATATAATGAAATTGACGAGAATATGAGTCTCCCAGTGACCAATATCCATTGCTAACATTATACCTACCAAAATATTTTGGACCTATTATCAAATTTGCTCTTTGATTTAACCAACCAGCCCACCAACTAAAACTTGAGTTTGTTATTATTAAATATTTTGATTTGTTAACCATATAAAAGTCAAATCCAATATCTATGTGGTAACAAGGAACACCAGGTATATAAGCATTTGCACATGGTGGATCATCTGTTATGATAATAAATTTCATATTTGGATTAATACTTCTCATATATGACATAGCATTTTTCCAGTATTCTGGATTTGGTATTAAATTCGGAACAGATCTAAATTCACCACCTCTAAAGTTAATAACACACATATTATCATCAAGTGATATACCCATTTGATCCATTTTTGATAAATATTGATTTTCATAATCTTGATTAATAGAAAACCAATTTAAAATATCTTCTCTTCTTTCGACTAAATAATCTTCAGATTGTGATATGATATGCACCATTGTATTATCTTGGATATTGAATACTTCTGGATCATACATATTAATACAACAAGAATCATCATTATAAACATGTGTTTTATTTTTATCAGAATATCTATGTTCAATACCTTCATAAATATTTAAACCATCTGGATATTTTCCGACTATGTTTAAACTTTTCCCATAATCTACATTCATAAAATACATTTGGTTAGCACCTCTGTAATAATCATGTGTTGGATGTGGAGGTATACCCCAGTCAAAACCCTTTTTTTCAGCAGTCAATCTAGCAATCACATAATTCCACATGTGATTACCAAGATTTCCTGTTAAATTAGCTGTTATCATATCATTCATTATATTTATTAACTACATATCTAAACTCTCTTAATTTTAGTTCTTCGGTTATAGTTGAACTAACTCTAGTAGAATTATCTTCTCTATTTACAACAGTGATTGCATTGCAAATTCCTGGTAATCCATATTTATCAAATAACATCCTATAATAATCACAATCTACTAACCAATTTAAATTTTCATCAAATGGTATAACATTTTCATTTTTAAACATCAATACACTTGGTGAACTAATTGTGTTATTACCATATTGTATTTGTTCGTTATACACTGGATAAAATTCTCTGTAGAAATTATAACCATCAACAGTGTGACAACAAGCAGTAACCAACCAATAGATATTACTGTTTATGAAATTAAAAACCATAGTTTCTAGTGATTTCTCATTAAATAAAAAATCATCTTGACATAGAGTTTTAATGATGTTTCCTTTAGCATTTCTTATAGCATTATTCATATTACTTGGAAACATACCTCGATTATTTTCGTTGTAGATATGAGTTATATTCAATCTATCTTGCCAAGATTTACAAATATTTTCAACATCATTTGATACACTATGATCTGAAACTATCACTTCAAAATTTCTATAAGTTTGTATTGACATTTTATGAAAAGAAAAATTAAGAAACTCAGCTCCCTTTCCTTTCATCTCATAAGCTGGTATACAAATGCTAACTAATGGATTTAACATATTAATATATTTTAAATTCTGGTAAAAATGTTATAAACTTACCATTGAAATCAGAAAGACTTTCCATAATATAATCTGCAAAGTTATGAGTCAATATTATTAGATAATCTACGTGATTATTTTTTAAATAATCACGACTAACTATTTCTATTCCGGTTCCCGGCATAAATTTACCTTGCTTAAGGTCTGTATCATCGACTATAAAATCTATCTCATTATATGTTAATCCAATAGAATTTAAGAAAATACATCCTTTAGCAGCAGCTCCAA